TTATGTCTCCGATTTCATCCTGCCGATCAAGTCCTCGGCCGCGCCCGCTATGATGGCGTTGACGTCCGTTTTTGCCGCCTCCAACAGCTGCACCACCGGGGCAGATAGTTTCTCCGATGTCTTTTGTAGTAGCTGACGTTTCAAGTCGGCGATCTGCGCGTCCGTCAGCTTTCCGCCTTGTGCCGCCTTTAGGCTGTTTACTGTTGTTTGCTGTAATTCGCCGACCGTGATCTGTGCGGCCAGCATAACCTGTTCGACGGCCGTGCCAATGTTTGAAAGGTGCGTCTGTTTTGCGATTTTGGCGCTTAACCACGCCGCCAGGACGCCGATCATGGCGATCAGGAACGAGGCGGCAATCTCGAAAAGGTACGGCAGCACCGTATTCACCACGCCCGGCGCGGTCGCGTCCATGGTTGTGGTGTCTGCTGCGAAGGCAGGTACGCACACCATCATCACCAGGATCAGCGCGGCAATAAGTAAAGCGAGTATTTTTTTCATGGTTTAACCTCCTTATAATTCCGGCGTTTGGCCGGTTTTTAACTATGCAGGGATGTTTACCACGTCGCCGACGTGGATCAGGTTGGGGTTCGTGATTTGCGGATTCGCTGCGATCACCGCTGACAGTGTTACCTTGTGCGCTATGGCGATTTTTGAAAGAGTGTCACCCTTCTTGACCGTATAGGTCTTTGTGGCTGGTTTAATGGTCCCAGGGATGTTTACCACGTCGCCGACGTGGATCAGGTTGGGGTTCGTGATCTGCGGATTCGCTGCGATCACCGCTGACAAGGTGGAGCCGTGGTCGGCCGCTATCTTGGACAGTGTGTCGCCCTTTTTAACGGTGTAGACGGCTGCCTGAGGCGTGTTGTCTTTCGGCGTTTCCTTCGACGGCTCCACGGGCTGCACAGGCGGCTGTTTGCTGCCTATAATGGCCGGATAGTCCTTGATCGCGGTGTTCATGTCCACGTTTCCGCTGATGCCGTTCACGCTGCCACTGCTGGTGTACTGCCACATGCCGTGGTCGTATTTTGTGGATGCCTTGCTTGTCCATTGTGCCAGCCATAAGTCGAAGCGTTTCAACGTGTTCATGTCCAGCCTGTTGTTGCACCAATCTAGGTTTGCGTAAAAACTGGCAAAATAACCGGCGCTTTCGATAGTCGTGCAGAACGCCTCCACCATGGACGTGAGAACGGGCTTGCCCAGGTTCCGCTGGCTTTCGTCCTCGATGTCATAGGCCACCGGGTAACGCAGCCGGTCCTTGTACGGTGTCAGCACACTGACCACGTAGGTTGCCTCCTTGGCTGCCGCCGCCGCGTTTAACGCATAACTATAGAAGTACACGCCCACGTCGATCCCGGCCGCCAGCGCCCCCTCAATGTTTGTTTTGAAGAAGGCGTCGGTCTTGCAATTGTCGCCACGCGATGAACCGTAGCCCAGGCGAACCATGGCGAATTCGATGCCCGCCGCTTTGACCTTTTTCCAGTCGATCAGGCCCTGCCATTTCGACACGTCAATACCTTTTTTGTACATGCTATTGCCTCCTTATAGGTTAGTCGCCGATCACGGCAGCACGTTGCCGTTCTGCTTCTTCGATCAGCGCATCGGCCGATGTAACCGCGCCCAGCTGAGCGATGGCTGCGGCCTGTTGTTTAATGATTTCACTTTGCATCTGCACAAGGTCACAAAGGCGCTCTATGACCTCCTGGCTATTCATTCCTTCTCGGACCATAACGCCGGGACTGCTGACGGATTCCAGCCCGCCTGGCTGGTGTGTGCCTGCAGGCAGACGTAGACGATGCCGTTCTCCTCTACTTCATCCCCCACAACATAGTCGACGCCAGCTGACCATAGCGGCGTCCCGGTTTCCCCTGTCCCAATTGTAACCTCGGCCCAAACAGTGCCCAAGGCAACGCCGGGTGAGTGATCCGGCAGGTCGTAGCAATCCACCAGCGCCCGGTAGATGCGGCCGTCCACTTGTCTGATCTCTCCAGCCTTTATCAACTTACCGCTGCCCGTCAGGCTATCGAACACGTCAGCCATCAGGGCAATGGCCTCGTCGCCCTGATCGCCGTCCGTCGCCTGTTTTATAAAAGCGGCCCGTCCTGCCTCCAGTATCTTACGCGTTAAACGCGCGCGTTCCATGTCAAACCTCGGCATTATTCGTCACCTCCTATCAGGACATTCACAGCAGCGGCGGTTTCTTCCACGATGCCGATCAGCGTGTCACCAGCGACGGTAGTGCCCGGCTTTTGCGGCCATGAAAAGGACCACGGGAAGCCTTCCTGTGCAGTGATGTCACGCAAGGCCTGGCGATATTCCGCCACGGCCGCGCGGTGTTCCTCGGAGATGGGGTAGTCTGCGGCCATCAGGTAGTCTGTCTCGGCCAGAAGTTTCTCGCGGTGTGACCGGGCAGCTGCGGCCAGGTCTTTGCGTTCGGCTTCCTTTGCTGCTGTCAGCCAGGTGGCCTCGTCGGCTGCGACGCTTTCAGCCAGTCCAGGGCGATCCGGCACTGTCAGGCGATATTCGTCATACTCGAAGTATTCGCCACCCTCGGCGTCTATCTCCGGCACGTCAGGGATATTCTCGCGCATGATCACGTCACGCGCAGACTGTCGCGCCTCGATTGAATACGAAGGCGGCTTTACTGTGCTTCTTGCTTTCAAGTCTAATGACCTCCTTTAGCTTTTTAATATTGATGTACGGCCGCACATAGCGGTCAAAATACGCTTGCATGTTGGCGTGTTTCAGCCAGCCCATGTAGCTGACAATAGCGGCTGCGTCGGCCGGTGTGATTTTGCCGCGCCTCCAGGCCTTTTTTATCCGTCGTCGCAGTCGCAGTGCCAAGGGCTTGCGCAGGATGGTGTAACCGCGAAAAAAGCGAAAGCCCAGGAAGTCCAGACCTCGCTTGTCGATAGGAAACACTTGCCAGTTGCTTTTTAAAGCCAGGCCCATTTCTTCCAGGAATTCGGCCACGGCCTGCCGGGCTTTATGAAGCACCTTCTTATTCCTGCCCATCAGCACCATATCGTCCATATAGCGGACATAGTACTTGATGTGCAGTTGCTCTTTTATATAGTGGTCCAGGCGTTGTAACACGGCGTTTGCAAACCACTGCGACGTATAATACCCAATAGGCAGGCCGTCCGTGGATAGAAGAATTGCCTCGATGATCTCCAGGGTACGAGTGCATTTGATCATGCGTCGCAGTTCCCGCATCATCACCGTGGCCTTTATGCTGGGGTAAAACTTCTTGATGTCCAGTTTTAAACAGTATTTCGTGTTCTTGCGGTCGTGTTCCATCCAGCGTTCAATATAGCCTTTACCATAATGGACGCCCCGGCCCGGGACACTGCCGCAGGTGTATTTATACATGCCGCGCATAAAAACCGGCTGTAGTGCCAGAATGATCACCCAGTGGATCACCTGGTCTGGGTAGAACCTGGGGCACGTGATTAGACGTTCCTTCTGCGATACGCCGTCCTTGATAGTAAAAACACGCGGCGGAGATGGTTTAAAGGTGCCATGAATTAACATCTGCCTAATGTCCTCTACGGCTGCGTCCAGGTTTGATAGTATACGCTGCACATTTTTGCGCTTGCGCTTCCTTTTAGACGCGTTTATGATGGCTTGCCGAATTAGATCGGGATCGCACATTTTATTGTAAATATTTCCTTCCCGCTTCATTGGTTTCACTCTTTCTTTAAGTCTTGGCGGCTTTCGCATATTGCTACTAACCGCCACCGTAGCGACCATATTTCTGCCAAGCGGCAAGGGGTGTGGTGCGCGCAAAAGTCAGTTAAAGAATGGCGCGCGCGGATGTTCCAGTTCACGTTCGACGGGGCATTGTTGGAGTTCAGCGCCGCAGGGCCGTCGTTGACGCCATTGTTCAAGTTACCGCCGACAAGGGCAGCACAACGGCCGACACCACGCACGATGCGCACCACATCCCTATTAAGGAGACGCGGGGGGCTGACCGCCCCCGGTCCCCCGTTTATCCGGTTACATGAGAAAGGCGCGCGCGGACGTTCCAGGACACGGGCGACGGGGCAGAGGCGGAGGTCAGCGCCGCAGGGCCGGCGATGACGCCAGAGCCCAAGTCACCGCCGACAAGGGCAGCAGTGACCGCATAGGCAGGGAGCCAGAAGTGGTCACAAAAATAGGTGTTTGATGCTCCAGTTGTGTCTTTTGGTATTTTGATCCACGGATACCTCTTGTCGGCATTGTATGCCTTAATATAGCCATTCGCGGTTGGGATGTCGACGTCAAGTTCCACGTAATCCGCAGTAACAGCGCCAGCGTTATACTTTGAGGCGTCAGGCAGAAAATAGACCTTATAAACATATGCCGGATCAGCTCCATCGCGGGTGAATAAAAGATCAGACAGCCATGTCCAAACATTACCCCACGGGTCCTCTTTGCCCCTATAAATACAAGGGTATCGCCCCTCGCTGTTGGATACGGGCGAACCGCTGGAGGCAACCACCATGTCCGTGCTGCCGTTTTTCCAGCCGCTTGACCACACAACGTTGCCCACAGCCACGGCGACGGGGGCACCATCGAAGTAGATCGCAGATTGTCCGGCCGCATATGAGGATATTGACGTCACGATCCTGTTTGCGGCTTTCGACATTTCGCCTAAGCCGGTACCGATGCAGATTGTCTGCCCGACGCGATAAAGCGCAGCCTGGGCGTCCGTGATGATGATCCTGTTTGTCGCCGCTTCGGCTACAAGGGCGGTGTGATCGGCGGCGTATGGCATGTTAGCCGCGCCCATCATTATGGACTGGCCGTCTTTGGTGGCAAATTCTACGTAAAACAGGATGTTGTCCTCGAAGCGCTCGGCTGCTGTCTCAACGACGTACCCTTCGCCCAGGCTGTCGCATAGGGCCATAAAGCCATTAAGGCTGTTATGGTCAGAGAACACGCCGCTGCGTGATGTCGGAAGTCCGCCCACAGTGGCGATTTTGTATGCAGCAGTATAAGCATACTGACGCAGGCTGCCGTCTTTATTGATATGATGGGGTGCAGGCAGGAAGTCGGGGATCGGGTACATCGACACCTCCATGTATTCATAATTAGCATCGCTGGCGTCGCGGTAGTAGAACAGTGGTGTCTCAACCCACACCTCGCCGTTGCTTCCGTCCTCGGCATAATTACCGTCACCCTTGTAAGCAGTCACCGTGAAACTGCCGTCCTCGTTATAATAGCCGTTGCAGCGTCTCCGGCCTGCCCACGGATAAATATTGTCGAAGTCGTTTATCACAGGCGTGGCACCAACACCAGCTGCGGCCACCAGGCCCGCAGCGTCGTGAATACGTTCACCAATTGGGCTGCTGGATGATTTTGCCCAACGGACGCCGTACCGTTTGACCTTTTCTTCGCCTTCCAGAACCTCCACGCGGCCCTCCAACTCCTCGAAGTCCTGGCGGGATACAAGAGACGAAGGGTCCAGGGTAATGGCGATCTCGTCCACCGCGCCCACGGCAACGATCACATCAAAGGTCGCCACGTTGTTGATGGCTGCACTGGCAGGTCTGATCCATTGCGGGTGGTCATGCAGCGGGACATAGGCCAGCAGTGTTTCCGTCTCAGTTCGGGGGTCCATGGCATAGATGCCCACCTCGGTAACATTGAAGCCCACGGCCACGCCAATACTGGACACCTGAACAGTAAACCTCGCCTCGCCGGTTCCGGGGTTTGCATACTGTGAGAAGCTGCCGTCCATGACCTCGGCCACAAGGGCCGTCATGGCGTCAGGGTCAGCAGGAAGCGCGCCGTTGCCCACCGCTGCGCGTTCGATTGTCAGTGGCAGGTCTGCACCTATTAGATAATTCAACAGGTTGCGCCCTGCTGCGGGAATAAAGCTTCCGTCAATGATAATTGGCATTTGGTCATTCCTCCTTTGGTTTAATGGTATAATGGCTTATTTCACACGCAGCGCTGGCGACATAGAGGGCAGAAGCGCCTGTCGCCCGTGCCGGTGTTGGTGTTATGGTTAACTGGTCGGCCTTAGCTGTCCCGGTTGCCATGCGGACGCCGATGTCGGCCTGGTGGCGGTAGCGCAGGAATATACGCTTGCCGATCCCGGCTGCGATCAGGCGGAATATAATGGAGGCGGTCAGCGGGGCATATTCTATATATTCCGGGTCGACCACATCCTCGTTGATGTACAACCACACCTTTGCCGGGTAGTTCTCCACCAGTTCAACATCGGACGGTTCGATATTAAGCAGCACGGCCACAGCTGTGATCACGGTGTCGATGTCGCCCCCGGACAGCATGGCTGTGATCTTGACTTTGATCATTAGCCGGTAGAAGTTGTCCGAAGCGTTGCCACGCGCCACGCCGAAGTTGTTGCCTATGCGGTCCAGGGTGGTGCCGCTGGCCTGGTCGATATTACGCCAGGCTCCGATGATGGTCAGGGTGTTCATCACCCCAGCGATGGCCTCGGCGAAGATGGAAAACAGCTTGCCGATCATCCCGTCCGGGCGCTTGTTGTAGGCGCTGGTCAGGAGGTCAAGCATCTTTTGCAGTATCTCGATCATGTGCTGATCACCACCTTGGCGGCGCTCGTCACCGCCTTTTCCCGCACACCTATGATAATATTCGCAGCGGCATAATCGATGCCGTCCGTCCCGACTCCCAGTATAAAGTCAACCACGCCGGGCACCTTTAGGATTTCGCCCAGCAGCTGGTTATAATAGACGTTCACGCCGATGGACAGGCCGTTGCTGATGATGCCGCTGGTGTCGCTGCCAATAAAGTTGATCACCGCCTGGGTGATCTGATTCTCGCCATCTTCGGGGAAGTCGTCGCCAGTCACCAGGTTGTCGATCTTGACATAGATGCTCTTGGTAGTCGGGCGTGAGAAGTAGATCGTCCGGGCGGTTCCGCTTGCGTCCACTACCTGCGCGTTGCTGGTGCCAAAGGTTTGAATGCCAGCCGCTTTGTGGCGATGGACCACAGCGGCGATGGTGGCGTCAAATCCTCCATAAACCACAGCCTCAACACTGTGTGGCGGTAGTCCTAGTTCGTCCTCCTCGTCCTTTTCATTCTCAAACACGACAGCAGCGGCCACGCCGTCCACTTCCAGAAGGGCAGCCCGTATGCTGTCGGTATTACTGCCGCCCGGCTTATCAACGCTCTTTGCATACCGTTCTCGGAATTCTTGATCAGTTTCCCGGTCCCGGCCACCACTGGTGGCGGTAGTGTTGGTTACGCTTGTAATGACTGACAGCGGGGTGACCACTGAATCAATAGTCCCGGCTTCCACGTTGCCATTCTTCCCGGCGTCATATGCCTGGATCAGCACATTCACAGTTCCGTCTGCAGCAATCACCGCGTCCTCCATGGTGACGAAGCGCTGGTTGTTATGGGCTTGCAATAGCAGTCCGGCATAAACGGGCGCGCCCGGATCGCCGGTGATCGTCACCGTGCCCGTGGCTTTTTGTGCGGCCAGTTTTCGGATGCCTATAAACACGCCCAGGCGGGCCAGGCTGATCCCGGCAGCCGTGTCGATGAAGCCGCTGTTGTATATGTCCTCGGCCAGCTGCCACACCAGCGAAGCAAACCAGGCAAAAATGCGTAGGAATATGCCCAACGGACTGCGCGCAGTCAGGTTCACAGTGCTACCGAACAACTCCTTGGCCTTTACCTCGAAGGCGTCCAGCAGGTCGTTGTACGACGGCCGCAGGAAGCCGTTTTCTGTGAGGCCCCAGTTTTCGTTCATGCTGTCACCTCCAAATATAGCGGCGTCCCGTCTTTAAGCCTCCCGGATAAAGTGACCGCTATCTCGCGGCCCTGCCTGGCGACTGACAGGTCGTCGATGTATTGAACATTCCCCTCCTGGAAAACAGCGGCCCTGATGATGGTTTCCGGGTCGCCTTCACCGTCGCCGACGATCTGTTCATAGTCGGTGCCGTGTTCTGTGTCCAGGAACCACTCGCCCAGGAAGGATTCAAGTGTCACCCGAACGCACTGAGCGACAGTTTCAGCGCCGCCAATCATCACCATGCTGTTATTTTCGTCGAAGGTAATGTCGTGCGTAGCCGGGTCAATTTTCAAAGTTAGATTTTCCATGCGTCCTCCTATCTCGGCCCGGATGTCACGCCGCCGCTGTCGCCGTCGTGAATGTGGGTGGTCAAATCAATGCCGGAAGCCGTCAAACTCCCGGCGATGGTTACGTCCCCGACGATGGTTACGCCGGTGGGTTGTATGGCAATATAGGTGCCACCGGCTGCCAGCACCAGGGCGTCGGCCGGAAGCCCGGCAGGAACCGCCCCAGCTGGGCAAACGCCACCGACAAATATGCCGTCCTCCGGGGCGTGATTTCGTTCGGTGTTCGGCTCAGCTTCTGCACCCGTTTTCAGGGCGGCGTCTGTGTCGGTGTCCATGACGATCACCACGCCGATGTCGCCACGCTTATACCATGGCCGGATCACATAGTCCCCGGCACACATGCAGGCGACGCGCAGCCCCATGAGAGGGGCGGCACTGGCATACTGGCCGTCGATCTTCTCTTTATTAAGGGGCTGCACGTCCACGGTCATGGTGTCGGCGTAGAAGGCCAGCACCTTCACCAGCATAGCCACGTGGACGGCGGCCCGGTCTTTTTCACTCTGCGCAGCGCGCAGGTCTGATTGCTTTCTACTGAAACTCATGCGGGTTTCACCTCCAGGGTCGTTTTCCAGTCGCCGTCGCGGGAGCCTTCATGCACCCCGGACAGCACCAGGAAAGTTCCGTTCACCTTGCCGTCCTGGATCACGATTTTGTCGGCGACGCCGATGTGGTAATTCAAGAGGCAGGAGCGCTGGATGGTGCCGTCGTCCTCGGTTTGTTCGCTCCGGGTCTTGGTCGTCGCGGTGGTCTTGGTGTTTACAGTCTGGCTTTCCTTTTGCGACGATGCTTTCAGAAGGCCAGTTTGCGGCGACAGGACGTAGCCGCTGTTAATGCCTTCGTTCGGCGGGTTAATGATAATCTGCCCGCAGCGGATCACCAGGCGGGACTTGCAGTCGCTGACAACGATCTCGGTCAGCACGTCCTTCAGTTTGCCTCGGCAGACGCGGCATCCGGGGTAGTGCTTATTTATAGCCAGCTTGACCATGCCCACCTCAACGCCGAAGATATTCAGCAAGTCGTCGATGATGTCAGAAGCGTACATCCCAGCCTTATAAGTCTTGTTTATACTTGCACCCAGCCACGCCTCCAGGCTGTCGGCCGCCGTGATCTTGGTGATTATGTCCAGGCCGTCGTCGGTGTGGGAATAGTCCGCAATGGCCCCCACGAAGATGCTGCCGACGTCGCCTTTGTACCCGGCTGTGATGATCACCGTGTCGCCTTTTTTCATTGAAGCCCGCGTGGAAGGGGATAGGTTATGCACTTCCAACGTGGCCGTCGACACCTTCGCCCGGTCCTCAAACATGACTTTGAAGGCGAAGTTCAGGCCGTCGATGGTGTATTTGTTTTGCCCCAGTACCAGGGACGCCTGACGCAGCCACATTTTCATCAGCTGTCACCTCCCGGTCGGTCGAACAGGTACAGGCGCACCTTCGTGCCGAAGTTGCCGTAGGTGATGGTGTCGATGTCGTCGCCGGTCAGGCATAACGGGCAGATCACCGGCAGCGGGTAGCGGTCGTCGTTGTAGGCCTCAAATAGCGGTTTCCCGTATCGAAGCACTTCACCATTGACAAGCACCGTATTAGTGCCGCTGGCGCTGATTTCCAGGTTGACTGTGAAAAAATCGGCCGCCTCGTTATATGCGAAGGTCAGCCGATAGGTCTTGTCGTTTAGTTTTACTTGTAACGCACATGGCACACGATCCGCGTCAACGTCGATGTATTGAATTTCTTGTCCTGTTTCGATCAGCTTCATCACATCACCGCCTTTTTATAACCGGCATAGCTGGGATTGGTTCGCCCAGCTGCCACGGTCGTGTTTACGTTGGTTTTGTTGAAGTTAGCGACATATGATACATACTCGGAGGATGTCGGAATCAAACCGTTTTGTGTGGTTTTCTTGGTAGCTTTGGCAGCTGACGCCGCCTTTTTAGTGGCGGCGTCCTGCTGACTCATGGTCGGGGCCTTGATGTTCACGAAGGCCGCCGACGTGATGGTAATCTGCTGAAACGACGCCTGGAAGCCGAAGCCCTCGGCATTGTCCAGGGACCTGTCGCGCTTTAGGCTGGTGATCAGCAGGTTGTCGAACGCCTCAGTCCCCCGGTAGGTCAAAAGATCGCGGTTCCTCCACATGACCTCCAGTGTCTTGTATTGAGCGTCGGAGGTCACCAGGCCGGAAATATCAAACTTGATCGGGTCCAGGGTGGCGTGGTCTGTGATGTTGCCGCCACCCTCGATGGGGTTGCTGCTCACTTTACTGGACATGGTGGCGGACTCCCCGGTGACCGTGCCGGTCTTGTTGAATACAACCGTACCGCTGTCGCCTATGAGATAATACATTTCCACACCTCCTTATCCCAGTGAGGCTTGCAGTGCCTCGATGTTGCTGTCCTCGTCCTGCATCTGCTGCCAGGCTTCGCGGCACATTTGCATGAACCACGCCTTCGTCTGTTGCTTTTCGGCCTCGCTGACGTTGCCGCCGATGGTGACCTCAATCTGCGGAGCGAAGGTGACCTGCTTGCTGTTCCGGGACGAGTTGATAATGTTGTCGGTTTGGTCGGCAGGAATGATCTTGCTGCCGCTTGGCAGCACAGCCATTTCGCCGCCTTCCTCGTTGATCATTGTCAGGCCGCCTGCGAAGTTGTCGGTGCCGCGTGCGTGCCTGGGTATAGACACGGTTGTGCCTGGTTTGGAACCACTGGACGCCATGCCTACTCCGGCCGTCGCGCTTGATAATTCACGCATACCACCGGCCGCTTGCTTCGATCCGCCAAACAGGCTGGAGAAGAAGTTTGTCACTTTGCCGATGCCGTCAGCTGCCCAGCCGATGATCTTGCCCACCACCTCAGCGATGGTCCCCAGGGTTTCGCCAATAGCAACCAGCAGGGGAGATATTGCCTGCAATATGGGGGCAATGATGCCCAGCAGCTGCGCGACAGGTGGCAGGATGGCCTGCGCTATGGTGGTAAATACCGGCATGAGCGGCAGCAGGATGTCTTTGCAAACGACGTCCAGTATCTGCATAATCGGGGGCAGAAGGGTGGTCGCCAGCAGGCCCAGCAGCTGCACAAGAGGCGGCAGCACTGTGGTCGCAAGTTGTCCGAATAATGGGATCAGCGGTGACGCTACCTGGAAAAGTACCCCGATGGTGTCGGTCAGAATCGGCAGCAGCTGATTGCCCAGTTCTAACAGTATGGGCACTGCCGTCGACAGGCCGTTGCTTAACATGTCTACCAGGCCCATTAGTGCAGGCTCAATCCGGGGCCACGCCTCCAGTATCGTGTTAAACAATCCCGTCAGCACTGGCGTAAATTTCGCGCCAGCGTTGGCAAGGAAGTCGTTCCACATACCCTGGACACCTTTCAGGCTATTGGTATAAGAACCGGCTGTTCTGGTCACGTCGCCCTGGGCGTCGGCCGTCTGTGACAGGATGGCATTAAATCGCACCTGCACCTTTGTGGCCTCGTCCAGATCGTTGAAACTGCCCTTGATACCCATGTTCAGCATGGTCTGTGACAGCGTCGCCTCGTTCAGAACGATGCCCATTTGTTTCAAGCCTTCCGTCTCGCCCATGATGCCCGACCGCAGCTTGGCAAACGCGTCGGCGTCTGCCAGATTGTTGAAGCTGGCAAGGTCATATGTCAAAGAGGTCATCATTTCCGACATGGTGGCGGCGTCGCTCGCGGCCATACCCATGCCGGTAAACAGTGCGCCGCTGTCGGCCATGAAGCCTTTGATCTCGTTCTTGCTACGGTTGGCTGCCTTACCGAAACTTTCGGCCCAGGCTTCCGCATCACCGCTGGCGTCCTTGAATACCGTATCGAATTTAGCGCCCATTTCCTCGGCCGATGCCGCTGCTTCGACGGCACTGCCGAAGAAGTCCTTCACCGCGCTGGTAACCTTCTGGATTACCATCAGGCCAACGATGGCGACACCCACTTTTTTGAGCGCGCCCGCCAGTCCTTCACCACTGCTGCTGCCTTTCTTGCCCATGTCGTCCAGCTTGTTGCCGGTCTTTTCAGCCTCGGTTCCCAGCTTTTGCGCGTTCTTTTGCGCATCAAGCAGGGCGCCGCCCAGGGTAGCCTTGATGGTCTGGATCGGGTTCTTGAAGGAATTCCCGACATCCCGCGCTACACTCTTGGTGGCGGCTCCCCAGCCTTGGAATTTCTGCTGCACATTGGTGACGGCCGCACCGATGCCGGTTTTTAGCGTCTTGGTCAGGCTGTCGCCCGCCGTAATGCTGTTCAGCATAGCGCCGCGCACCGATGTGCCCATTTTTGTGCCCGCGCCGGACACGTTGCCGAAGGCAGAAGTGGCGCGCGCCCCGATGTCGGTCAGGTTGGTGCCCACCTGGTCCAGCTTTTCGGCCGTCTTTTCGGCTTCCTCCTGGGCCTGCTTCTGCTTTTCGTTCATTTTATCAAGGGGCGCAGTATCTGTACCAAACTGCACCCCGAAGGTTAAAGCACGTTCGTCAGCCATGCGCTCCCCCCTTTGCTAATTCGTCTTGTTTCGCTTTAACGTGGGCGACAAACATTTCCTTGGCGGCGATGCACTCGGCCCACTCCGCCATGTCCATATTTTTCAGATCGGTATAAGACAGGGCGTTGCCGTCAAATACCATGAACCAAAACTGTTTATTCCTTTTTGCCCGTTGCTTTGCTTGCGTCTGATCTCTTTCCCGGTCGAAGAAATCGCTCGATCTCCCGGATCAGAAGTTCCGGGGTTTCGATGTCCTCCTCTTCCTCAAAGGCTTTCATACCCTTGGTTGATACGTTGGTCGGGCTGACGACCACATTTTTGAACATGATGTCCATATACCTGGCCGTGTCTTTAGTCCCCCCGCCAGTCATGCCGCACTTGTCGTTCTGCTCGAAGTACCACTGCGGGGTTACGGACTGGAGTTCAAAATCCTGCCCGTTTACGTTTACAATTTCACGTCTTGCCATATTTGCTCTGAACCACCTTTCTGGAATGTTCAGAGGGCATGTCAGCATGCCCTCTGCGTTATACTTTGATTGACTTCCCCGCATCAGCGGGATGCACGGTCTGCGCCTGCTCATTATTTGAAGTTAAGGGTGGGCACGTAGATGCTGACCTCCACGGCGTCGGCTTCCTTTCCTCCATCGAAGCCGGGGGTTTTGATGATCCGGCAGTCATTGTTCGAGACAATAAAGCCGCCGTCGTCGTTGGCGTTCCTCACCACACAAGACACGGCCTTGCGGCTCTGTGCCAGGCGGCGCAGCCGGACCAGGGATGTGCTGGACGGGAACAGGTTAAACTTGATTGTGCCGGAACGGTTGCCGTTCAGGCTGTATACAGTGTCGCCTTTGATACCAGTTTTGGGCGTCACGTCGTCCTCGTTGCGCTGGATGCTGATCTTGCTGTCGTCAGAGTAGCCGGTGATCACGGCACCATCTACCAGGACGGTGATCTTTTCAGGATCGAATATCATTCTATATGACCTCCTTCCTTTAGACTGCGGCACTGGTCAGCGCCACAGTAAGCACGCCGTTAACCTTCACGCCATGGACGCCACCGCGCACAGTAGCGCTCCAGGGGATCGGGGGCATGACGCGGTTCGCTGCCTGCTCCTCGGTGGCGGCTGCACGTTTTGGAATTTCCACGGTAAATGCACCGGCACCATCCTGCTGTAACACAATGCCGTTTTCGACGGCCTCGTTAAGCGCAGCGATAACCTGCGCGCCCACCTGTGTGAAGCCCTCGTCGTCGTAGCCCACCACTTCGGTGTCCACGAACATATTGACCAGGTTTCTGCGCATTGCTTCTTTGATCTGCCAGCGGCCGATCACGGTGTCGATGAAGTCACCGTCTGTGCAGATGCCCTCGCTCATGTACTGGCGGCCGTGGTTGCTGATATACAGGTTGTAGCGGCCCTCCAGTAAATCCTGCAGGTCGACGCCTTGTTCATTGGTGGCGGGTATGCCGTACAGTTCCTTCCACTTCCAGGTGACTGACTTCGGATAGTTCGGGGCTGTGCGGCCCACCCACGCGGGCGGAATGAAGCTGTTGGCGGCGTCGTGGTTATATATGACCACCGTCTGATGTCTGGCCTTCATAGCCGCGTCGATCACCTCTTTACTGTCGGTCTGGACGATCAGCAGCTTTTCTGCTTCAACCTGTCCGGCTTCCAGCTGCGCAAGGGTCAGGACGGTAGCATCTGCCCAGGCAGCCAGGGCTGCGATCATCGCAGCGTTGGTCACGGTAGGCAGCAGGAAGTACCAGTCGTCGTGGGTTTCCCGCAGGGTGTCCAGGGCCTCAGTCACTTCGGCCGGGGTGTCGTCGCTTGCGACGCCAAACACGGCCACCTTTTTGACGCGGCCGGGGCTATTTTCCAGCTTGATCTGATCAAACAGTGCGGTCGCCGCTTTCGCTGTGGCGGAATCGGCAGCGGGGAAGTCAGCCTTCACCGCATCGGCGCTGTTGTATTCCTTGTAGGCGAACGCGCCCTCGAAGGACAAGATCAGAGGCAGCAGCGTTTCTTTTTCCTTGGCCGCTGTTTCAAGCGAGATATAAACGACAATATCTTGCATTTAATTATTCCTCCTCCATGTAAGTTATGGGCAGGCCCATGGCCTCGACAGCTCGCTCGTCCCTGCGCTCGTATCGTAGAAGTACATCGAAGCCGTAGCGCCGGTCCGTTTCTTCGCCATCAATGGCTGACCTGCTTTGGGTGTTTTCGACACTGACCACCACGATACCGGCTGCAGCCAGCTGCGGCCGTCCGGCGAATAGGAAAAAGCCCTGGGCGCGGTCAGCCAGATTCAAGGCCTCGTCGTCGCCGTAGATTTTCGTCCCGCCCGGTCCGATCCGGTTCATGCTGCACGCCGTAAAACTAAAGGACGCCTGGGCGCTTTCGCTGCGGTATTTTATGATCGTGTCGCCGTTTACTGTCTGCCCCTTGTTGTAAGGGCCTGGGATATGCTGCTGTATGCTTTGGTAGTAAATATAGGGGTAGTCAGCCTCCGGCATAACCTGATCAGACAAGACCACCTTTGGGCTGTGCTGCCCAGGCGGCGCTTTCAGATAGTCATACAGCAGCTTGACGATGGTGTTGCGAAGTTCTCGCTGCGTCATTTCGGTGCCGTCGCCCCCTTTCGCTCGACGGCATATCTGCGCATAGGATGGATACTTCCCCAGTTCAGGTCGCCGGTGACGTGATAGGTCGCGCCATCCTTCGGATCGTAAACCTGGGAGCCTATTTGCAGATCGTGGCCGTTGGTGTAAACCTTGCGGCTGTCCTTGGTGTAGGTGCCTTGAGGGGCTTTCTTTATATCCTCCTCGGACACCGGCAGGACCGCTCCCTGGAAGGATATGCGCTCCACCTCCTTGTCGTCGGTTACCCACTGACCGCCATTTTCGGGGTCATATTCAGGGGTCGGCGCTCTTAACTCCTCCAGGGTGTGCATTATGCTTTTAGGCAGCATAGGCTGCCCGAATTGTGTAATCATAAGCCCGTCACCTCGTAGGTTATGCTGTCGCGCAGCCTGCCGGTCTGCACCAGCGTGGCAGTCTTTCCCGGCGCGCTTGCAAGCGTCAGGCTGCTTTTCGGTGGCTGCACGGTCCGCATGTATTTCTTGATCAAACTGACGGCGGCGATCCCTATATTGTGGCAGGCTTGCTCCGCTGTCAGTTCTCCCAGGATCACGCGCCGGACGGCGTTCTCGCACGCCTTCGCCAGCAGGTCTTTGTTGCCGTCATATCCTGCCCGAATGAATGAGCGCTCCGGGATTGTCACCGAAGGAACCAGGAGGAACAGCAGTTCTATCTTTCCCTTGCCTTTTTGCCGGGCGATGAAGTTGTTCTCTCCGTTGGTGTAGAAAAAGCCTCCGTCGATCTCGCGGGGGCTTTTGCCTTTCATGTCGGGGCGCAAAGGGATCGCCAGATTTTTGGCGTTCTTTGCCGTGATGGTTGCGCCGAATTCCTGGACGGCGGCGATTTTCAGCAGGGTGCTGTCCGCTGCCCCCAGGATGCCGACGCGTATTTCAGCGCGGGCCAGTCGGTCCAGTTCGGCCCTTGTTCGGTTATACCAGGGCGTCCAGTCGTCCCGGATACGTTTAACCTGGCTCACACCCATACCCGCTTGTATTGATCGATAATGTCCTGCCAGGTCTGCGGCGTCTCGGTGGACCATTCCCAGCGCACGTCACTGATGGAGAACGATTTCAGGCCAGCCGATCCGCCCGTGGACAACTTGCCATAGGCATACTGGACCATTTCTTGAACCAGCCCTTCCAGGTCAGCGGGCAGGGTGGCCGGTTCCTCCTCTGTGGCGTCACCTGGTAGGATGTAGCCCGCTGTGTATCGCACCTCGATGTTTCGGCTGCCGACCACCGGCTCGTTAGTCAGGCCGTGCGGGTACCCGTAGTAAGTCCACCCGTCGTCCTTATAGATCACCCCGGCATTGCCGTGCGTGGTAAAGTCATAAAGGCCGGGGTCGATTTCCTCCCCGGCCTGCTTGATGTACTCCACATCGGTGACGGGGTAGTTCTCGACCAACAGCTGTTGGCTGCCGGTTCCCTTGACCTTTTCGGTGTAGACTGTGCGTCGCAGCTTCCTGCCCAGGGCACGTTCGACAGATGCCGACGCCTGGTTGATCAGCTGGATCAGCACGCTGTCTGCGCTGGTATCATCAGCGGCAAGGCCCAAAAACTGCTTTAGCGCTTCCAGGGTTGTGAGCGCGTTTTCGCGCAGCGTAGGGCCGGACATGGCTTACACCTCCACGGGTGCCGCAGTGGGATCACCCAGGACTATGGCGTAAGCGTTGGTGCTTGACGGCGCTGCGCCATCTGTGAACGTCACCGTGCAGGTGATCTTCACGAAGCGTTTGCACCCCGCCAGGTCGATGGGGATGTTGGCCTCTAGGCCTTTCTCCACGTCGACGGCGAATTCGTCCGCACCGTCCGGGAAAATATACTCGTCGGTCACGTCGTCATAGTCGCCGTCTACAGTATCGGCATGGGTAACAGCGACGGCCAGCTTTGCAGCTGTTGGATCGCCGGTGATGGTGTCGATCTTGACGGCCAGGACGGCGGACGAAAAGCCCAGCCGGTCGATGGCTGCGGCGCTGGTGTAGGGCAGTGCCTTGATGTTTTTAAATAATTCACGTTTCACGTTTTCAGCCTCCTTGTTTTATTGGACAGCTGGCGGTTATTCGCCAGCTGTCTGTAATCCTTTACCGATTACGAAGGATTCCTCGTGGCGCACTCCGAAGTCGTGCAGGTCGATCACGCGCAGGATAGTGCAGTCCTGATCCACTGCGCTGACGGTGTTGCCGTTCTCGTCGGTCACGGTGCCTTCGCGGAACATTTCGCTTTCCATGCTGCCCTGGCGGCCGATCATGTACTCGGACCAATTACCCAGGATGATGTCGGTCGGACGGGTAGCGCCCGCCGCATTAGGCAGCTGGTTGCTGATCGCGAATTCGTGGCCGTTCAGCTTCCCGGCGTCCATCTGATCGCGATAAACGAACAGGCCGCTGGCTGCCTGTACGACGTTGTAGAACGCCTCCCAGGCGAATCCGTTGAAGGCCCAGCCCAGCTTGCTGGTGTCGGCGTTGTTTTGCAGCAGCTTCGCCAGCATCTGGCCGGTGGTGGTTTCGCTTGCCGCTGCGTTGATGTCCACGCTGGGGATGCCCTGCATTTTTAACAGGCCCAGGGGTTCAAACTCGGTGCCGCTGCCCATGAGCGCCGCCTTATCCATAGCCAGGGCCATGGCAGTGGTGGCGTCGTTTAAGATCAGCTGATCAGCGCCGTAGGCATTGGAGCGGATCAGGTCGTTGCTGATCAGGACCTTGCACATCAGCTTCTTGCTGGACAGGTGCAGGTTTCCGAAGGTGGCCTTGGACGCTGCCTTCTTGCGCATTTCGCCGACGTAGCCCGCACTGGTGCCGGACATCATCTTCGGGATGTTGATGTTGCCGCGATCCATGGGCAGTTCGGTCGCGCCCAGTTTCAGGACGATGGCCTTCGCACGCAGCAGCGGGATGATTTCGCTGGCGTATACTTCCGGCACCAGGTACCCGCCATCTGTCGGGCTGGTTACGGACATGGCCTTGATCTGCTTCGCCATGAATTCGTCGCCGAAGTCCTTCCGCGCAATGCTGGCCGCGTGATCGAAGTCCTTATTGGCACGCATCATGGCTTTGTTGTAGCGCACCCAGCCCAGGCCTGCGGGCAGGTTGGATTTTTCTTCCTTCGGCTGCGCGCCGGTGTTCATGTAAATGCTCGCATATTTGCGCTGCGCAGCAGCCTGCGGATTGGCCGGAGCGCTTTTAGCGGACTTCTTGCTCTTGGCTTCGGCGGGGTCCTCTTTGGCGGGATCGTCCACGCCGTCCTCTTTGGTTTCGTCCTCGGCAGGATCGCTTTCTTTGGCTTCCCCGTCGTCGGGGGCGATAGCTGCCAGAGCTTTGGCTGCGCCCGCCTCGGCTGCCTGCTCCAGTAATGCCTGCAGCTGCTCCGGGGTCATTGCGCCCACTTCCTTGACTTCCTTTGTGGTTTCCTTGGTGTCTTTGTTTTTGGTGTTTTCCATAGGGACTTTGCCTCCTTTATAACTTTGTATTCTGGCTTCCGTATTTGCAGGGTAATTGACGATGCTGATTTCCAGCAGGTCCACCTTTTTAAGGTGCCGGACGCCCTGCTCGTCGATGGTGTATTCCTGTGCGATGTAGCCGATGGACATCTGATCCAGAACGCCGTCCTTGATCAGCTGGCGGTAGTCGCGGCCGACGGCGGTTGCGCTGATTTGCCCTTTGACGAACAGGCCCTTGACGTCCTCGCGTAATTCCAGCGATCTGCCCAGGGGTTCCATGCCGTCGCGGTGCTGCGCAAAGATCAGGACGCCCTCCGATGCCGTGCCAGTGGAGATGGTTTCCGCAAACGCTCCTGGCTCTACCACATCATTGTCCAGGTCAACGACGCCGAAGATTGACGCATAGCCTGTGAAGATACCCTGGTCGTCGATGCCCTCCGCCTTGAATTGCAGCCGCTTGTTCTTCATTTTTCCGATCACCTCCTAAAAGTCGCCGGGCAGCATATCGCACCGGCAGTTAATTATTTCGCCCGGCGCGCCGGACGGGTCGCCAGGGTACATCAGGCCATTGGAAAACCGCTGGTCGATGGGCACTGTTTCCCCGTTTACTCCGGCATGGCTGTCGCGCACATCGCTGTCACCGGCCGTCACCCACGTTTTGGTTCGGACGCCTCCGAATTTCATCTGCTCGAAGCTGCCCGCCTGCATGCTTGTGTGGGCCTCGCTTGTGGCGATGGTCGCAGCACGCTCGGCCTGGACGTCCGGCATGTGTTTCTGTATGCGTTCGATCAGCTGGCTGGTGCCTTCTCCGGCTTCGATGCCGTCAGCAATGGACTGGGCCAGCTTGTCGCGGGTGGTTTCGTTGATGTCTGCGACGCGGCGCAGGCCGTTCTGTCGCAGGTAGTCCGTCAGCTTCGGGGCTTGCACGGCCCGAATACCGAAGGCTTGTTCTATGGATTTAGCGCCCAAATTGAACGCATCTTCCCAGGCTGGTAATAGGACAGAGGCCAGGGCCTCGTCCTGCTTGCCCCAGTCAATCAGCTGGGACAGGGCCTCATTGGCCGTCCTGCGGATTGCTTCGATGTCGATAGTCAGCCCGCGTCCGGCTTCGATCTTCTGCCAAAAGTCGTCGCCTGCGGCTTTGTTCCCGGCCTTCATGGCGTCAATGATTTCGGCTATCTGATTGTCAAAGAAGCGGTTCACGCTGCGGCGCACCGCGCGTTCCTCGGCCATCAGCTGACGCAGCCGGTCACGATGTGCCGCCTGCTGTCTGCGACGATTATTCGCCTTAATGCCTGCCAGCTGCTCCGGGGTCATTGGTACACTCCCGGCGTCGCCGATGATCTGCTCGGCCTTTTCCTTGTCGAACGGGAAGGCGGCGGTGATGATCTCCACAGCCGACGTGCGGTCCAGTTCACCCAGGGCGACGCTGCGCGCGATCTGCACCAGGCTGGTGACCTGGGCACCGTTTAGGGCGATGTCTTTCGCCACAGCCAACTGCTCGGCGTCCTCACCCTGGGGCGCGTTTGACGGGCCGGGTGTGGCCGTTGCCTCCGGCGTTAGAGTTTCGCTGGTCGGCGTTGATGTCACAGTTTGGCGCGCGCTCTCTGTCAATTCCTCCGGCTTTGTAGGCATGGATGCAAAGGGGACGAACAGCACCTTTCCGGCGTCGTTTGGCAGCGGCTCGAATCCGTTCTGCTCCCGCCACTCGTCCACCATCAGGGCGCTGCCTTGCAGTCCGGCGTTGGACATCTGCAGGCGGAATTCGGTATCCTCCGGCACGATGTCGTCAAACTCCCACAGCAAGTCCTCGCCCCAGGCAGCCAGCAGCTGCATGTTAATGGCGTCCTGCCGCGCCAGCAGACGGGGGGTCAGGACGTTCTCGGCATAAATAATCTTGGCCTGGGTGGCCGTCGCCCGGTTGCTGTTCTCGACGATGCCCAGGATTTCAGGCGGTACACCGAAGTGTGCGTTCACGCCGTCGCGCAGGTTTTTGCGGCTCTCGGTGAAGTCCATCTCCCGCTGGCTGTCGACCAGTTTCTGGACGGTAACGTCGCGGGGAAGGATTCCGATTTTGTGGGCGTTGCCCAGTCCCCGGTGCCTGTCGTTCCATGCCGCCTGGAAGCGGTCGTATTCATCCTTTGTTATCCCAGGGGCGGATAGGAGGGCAGGGGGCGTGGCGTCGTTATAGAAGAATTTCTTCGCCCACTTTGCCATGTATTCGTCCGTCTCGATCTCGTCGGCCACCGGCTCGGCGTCACCCAGTCCGCGCGCGTATGGGTCCAATGGGTTCAGTTGCCGCATCAGGAACATGTCGGCAGCAGGCACTTCGCATTGGAGGCCATCGCGGGAACGGACGATATAAAACGGGTAGTCCAGGCGCGGGATGTCGATCATCCAGTGGGGCGGTATCGGCCACAGTTCGGCCGGATAGCCTGCCGCGTCGCGCTCAATGATGGCAGCACCTTCGCCTTTTATTAGCAGGTAGGTTTCCTGCAGCTTCCATAATGCGCTGCGCGTCATAAACGGCAGCGGGTTCGGTCGCTTCATAAAATCCAGGAAGGGGTGATCGTTGATCTCGTCCTTGTCCCCGTCCGGCTTTACCCGGTACAGCTTGCCCTGGACGCTTGACAGGTCGGTGGCGATCTTGGTCACCGGCGACAGGCGCGGGCTATGTGCGTAGGTGTCTAAAAATTCCGCAGTGTTGCGGTCAGGCGGCGACATCATACGGGACGAAAAGAACCGCTGCATCGCCTCGGTGCGTCCTGTGAAGGCCGCCTTGATTGCTTCTAATCTCCAGTGCATAGAGTTTTACACCCCCCCCGCAAATTTTTGCTAATCTCTGCTGTGCCCGCTCTGCGTGGTATTTGTCGCGCTCAATGCCCAGGGCCTTGAAGCCCTCCAGGGCAGCAGCACATATCGTGGTACCACTTCCTGCAAACGGGTCGATGATCCGGCCGCCATCCTCGCATATGTGGACCAGCTGCCGCATCATATCCAGCGGTTTTTCTGTTTGGTGCGTTCTAACCTGTGCCGCTGGAGGCGGGCAGGTCAGCAGTCCCGGCATGTATGGCGCGGCGCGTTTAACGCTTAACGGGCCGTTAGACGCCCACACGATAAACTCACACTGCTGCCGTGGCCGTGCCGGTTGCGGCCGGGCGTTCTTTTTGTCCCAGGGGATCACCCCACGCAGCACCCAGCCTCCCCACTGGATCGCATCGTACAGTGCGGCCAGCTGCCGCCAGTCGATGAAGATCGCAGCGGTGCCACCGGGCTTCACCACCGTGCGGCACATTTCAAGCCACCGGGCCGTCCAGTTGGTCCAGGCCCGCTGGTCCATGTTGTCGCCCTCGAATTCATGGTGGATATACTCAGCCTTGGTGCCGGTGGCGCTGTACTTTTCGGAGGTGCTTTGCATCCTGTCACCTCTATATTGACCGCCCGAAGAATAGGGCGGGTCAGTGATCAGGGCGTCGAAGCTGCCCGGCTCCAGTGTGGGCAGCACGAACATGCTGTCGGCGTTTATGATTTCACACCCACCAAATGTCAAGCGTACCACTCCCTTCTCTCTCTTGTATGGTTTCGGCGATCCCGGTCGTGGCGTCCGGGGCGTCGTCATGTTTGTTCTTGCCAGTCTTTTGATAGCTGACCATAGCCGCATAATAGCGGGGCCAGCGCGTTGCACAGTCGGGCGGGAATAGGAGGTGCTGCATCACGAAGGTGGCTCCGGTCATGATCCTGGCGTGTTTGTTCGCAGATTGGTGGAACCACTCGACGTTGACGCTGCGGGTCTGATGGTTTTCCCACAGCAAGCGCTCGACGTTCCGGGCGAAGCCCCGGCCGCCGTTGTTGCTTTCGATCCGGGCCGTGGTGACGTGGAAGCTGAACAGCTGTTCCGCCGTCTGCGGCTCCGTTTCCTCCATGGGTGCGTCGGTCATGATCACGTCCAGGATGTAGCCCTCGCCTTCATAGATGCCCGCCACAATGCTGACAAGATCGTCCGCGCCAGTGTCGGCCGTGTCGGTGTAGCTGATGATCTCGCTGAATTTCAGCTGCCCGGCCTCGTCGCGCGGAAGTGTTTCGTAGGTTCTGAATTCGCTGTATAGCTTGCCTTTGATGTCTACCGGCTCCTGTTGATAGTTGGCGTCGGCGATCTCGGCGCTGGTCAGCCTGCGCTTCTTCATGTAAGACTTGAAAGACAGCAGGTCTGGGCATAGCATGGTCTGCGTCGTTTCGTCGATGCAGGCGCGGCGGCAGAATACAAACCAATCGCCGCCGTCCTCGGTCGCAAGCAGGCGGCCGCATAGGTCCTTGGTGGACCACCGTGTCATGACGATGATCTGCATGCCGCCTTCCTCAATACGAGACAGGAAGGTGTCGGTGTACCAGGACCATTGTTCATCCAGGACGCGGTCGTTAAACGCTTCCTGGTCGTTCTTGATCGGGTCGTCGATGATGCCCAGGGAACAACCGATGCCGGTGATGGTTCCGCCGAAGCCGGTCGCCAGGTAGTTGAAGAATTGCCCCTCCAGGCTCCACAGCTGCGCAGCTGCGTCGCCCTGCTTCACGCGGGTGGTGGGGAATACGTCGTGGAAGATGGTCATGCGGCTGTCCAGCTTGCTGGCGTCGATGCCGTCCCGGACGTTCCGGGCGAAGCGCCCGGCCAGGATGTCGTTATATGATACCGATATGACGCGGGTGTCGTTGCGCTTGCCCATGCACCACTGCACGAACAGCGTCAGGGTGTAGGACTTCCCGTGCCGTGGCGGAAGGTTGATCATCAGGTTCTTGTATGGGTCCCCGGTGGCCTTATTGATCAGGCGGCCCTCGAAGATCGCCTGCAGCGTTTCGCACAGATCCCGCTGGTAGGGCCGGTCGTCCCTGAAAAACTTCGGATTCATCAGCTTGCAATACTCGTAAAAGCTGCGCTGCGCGGCAAGCAGACGGCCGTCGATGATCCCTTCCGGGTTGATCAGTTCTTTTAAATCAGTTAAATCTTTCTTCAAACCTGTCTGCCTCCTTTGCATCAGTTTCGTCGCTGTGGCCTCTCTGACGCGTTATAACGGCGTTAAACGCGCGGGCAAATATAAGCGCCCCAGTCAGGGGTTAAAATCGCCCTGTGGGGCTGTTTTTTCTTTCCCAATTTATTACCATGCCCCGGCATGTTTTAGCACACCGGGGCAGGCAACGAAAGGAGTGACCAGGCGGGGCACGTGGAGAGGCCCCCACGGATGGGATTACCCCGATGATATAGCTTCGCCATCCGCCGCTTGGCGGCGGCGCTGCTGTCTTGGTTATGGTCCCCCGGCTCACTGTACGGCGAACGGATCAGCGCGCACGCTCCCAGGTTCTTTTACTCGGTCTCGGCCTCCTGGTCGTCCTGGGTGTCTGCCTTCGTCACTATGATGCCGACATCTACCCGGTGGACATCACCCAGGATGGGTACCTCGACGGTGGCCCGTCTTGCCCTGGCGTTGACCTTCACGATCTGGCCCTCCAGTTTTGCCAGGGGGCCGGTTTTGATCACGGTCTTGCCGTCGATCTTTTCGCCCTCCGACACCCCGAAGTCCAGGCCGCCGTTTGCGAAGCACTCCACGATCTCCATCTGTTCGTCGGGTACGGCCTCCGGGCCGTCCACGCCCAGCAGCCGGATCACGTGGGGCAGCTGTTTGATATTGTAGTAATTACGCGGGGACATCTCCACGCGAATGAACACGTAGCCAGGGAACACGGTCTTGCGTACCGGCCACCACTTGGCGTGGCGTCGTTCATGCAGCACCTCGACGGGTGCCAGCGCCCGCATCCCTGCGCTGTTCAGTTTGTTGGCGATCTCTTGTTCGGTGCCCGTCATTACATGGGCCACATACCACGCCGGTTCATGCTTCATCGCGTCCCGCCTCCTCGGCCGCCGCATCGCTGACCAGCTTTTGAAGCTGTTCAAGCAATTCGGGGTTATCCTGGACCATCTGCCGCATCCGTGCCTTGACGTTGCGTTCCACGGCTTCGATGGCCGCCAGGCGCTCTTTGCGCCAGCGCTCCTTGTATATGGTGGACCGTTGCAGCTGGACCAGGAGCCGTCCTGCTTTATCCAACGGCATGGCGTCGAAGTCCTCGTCCGCCGTGGCGATCCTCCGGGTCAGGCCGTCGATCATGATCGCGGCTGCCAGTTCCGTGGATTCCACGTCCTGGTTTTCCCGGATGAATTGTAGCAGCGCGGTGGTCTGTTCGGATGCTTCCTTCAAACGCCTGGCTGCATCATTGTGCCTCATGGCGTAGCGTCCCACGGCGCTGCGGCTTATTTCGTATCCTTCCTCGGTGATCGCTTCCGCGATGTCCTGGTACGTATAATTGACGTTGCCCAGCATTGCGTCCAGCTTGGCCCGGATGTCCTCCGGCAGTTCATCCACACGGGACCGTATGCGCTTGCGATCTCTCTGCGTCCCCATGGTTAAACATCAACGCCGGGGTCCTCAATGGTTCCTTCCACCAGGTCAACCCCGTGCGGTGTCAGCTTGATAAAAGCCGAAGGCGGTACGACGCCGCGCAGTATTTGCGCCACGTCCTCCTCGCTGATCACCTCGATGTACCCCTTGCCGGATAGGTAGTCGACGTGACGGGCGATGTCCGGGACGCTCACCATGTTCTTTTCCAGCAGGGCGTTGGTGATGGTCCTGATCTCCGCAGGTATGGGTTGAACGGAGTATAGCAGCGCAAGGATTTCACCGCGCGCCCGCTTATTGGCTTTGATAACTAAGTCGGCTGCCATAATTGCCCGCCTCTCTTTCTGTTAAAATTACGATCTGTGTGTCAGCTGGTCCAGTATCTTGTCCAGCTTGGCGTCGAAGCCTGCCACGGTTCTGATGAAGTCATCGCGCAGGGTGTACTGGAAGGGCATGTTGTTTATGAAGGTGTTCATTTTGTCGTCCAGCTTATCAATGCGCTCTTTCTGCTCTTTTGCCGTCTGCTCAAACTGCGTCAGCGTCCGTTTCAGGAAGAAGCACAGCGCGCCGATTGCCAGCCCTGTGATGCCCTGTATTGCCCATGTAACCCATGCGTCCATTCGTAACCCTCCAGATAAATAAAAAATGGGAACCGTGTGGCTTGTTCAGCCTCCATGGTTCCCATTTTAATAGTAGATTTTTGTGCGGTATATACGAAGCAATTCTCCGACTTTATCCAGTTCCTGTGCGGGTTTCAGCGAAGTCAAAGAGTGTAATTTGATCCGGGTGCGGGCAGTCTTTCACGATGTCCTGCACCCACCGCACGGTCAGGTTGTAAACCTTCGCCAATTCCTCGGCATTGTACCCATTATACTGCTGTTTGATCAGATTGTCACGTGTCGCCCGCACCAGGGCTTCCGTCTTGGGTATGTAGAGGTTGGCTCCGCCGTA